TCAGAGGAACTGCTTGAATCAGAGGAACTGCTTGAATCAGAGGAACTGCTTGAATCAGAGGAACTGCTTGAACTGCTGAAGTCGCACTTCGATATTGTGAAACACTGATATCCAGCACCGCAAGGATTGACACCTGAATTGAGCGCCCTAAAATACCAAAAAGAACCAGAGCCGCAAAAGCTCTCGACATAGGCAATTGCCTCTTCACGGTCGTTCCACGCCGTAAGATTGGTGAACTGCGTTCCTCCCGGAAGACCGCTGACTCCCACTCTGAATCCAGGACTTGCATCGGTGCCGTCCGAGGGTCTTCTGAAAATAACGCTATTGCAGGTTCCGGGGCCGACCAATGTGCCGCACTTGTATTGGCTCTCGGCATTGAAGCAACAATAATCGCTCGCACAATTGCACGCTGCCTGTGAAGATACAAAATCGTTTGGTTCGATAGTTTGGCGGAGTTTTTTTGCTTTTTTTTTGAACTTTATCCCGTTGCTGAATGAGAACCCGTTGAACTCACAGTCGCATCCGTCGGGCGGGGGCCTTTTGCATCCGCACTCGAAATATATGTCCACGGAGGAGCAGCAGTCGGTAGGAGGGCATATTTTGTCGCAGCAGTCCACGAAGCACTGTTGGTTTGGATTTGTGGCCGTTCCCTTAATTCCTCTTTTGAATGGCCCACAACAGTTTGACATTTATCTCCCGAAGAAATTATCTGGATATTCAATTTTTACGACTCCGTTCTTTTCTGTCTTCTCGCCCGTCGCGGGATCTTCCACCCACCATCTGACTTGGTCCACAGGTATTCCCAGGCTGTCCATGTGGCAGTTGTCCGTGGGGTCGACTGGCATGTTGTATTTCTGCCCGCCGACAAGTATTGCCACCCCGCAAGTCTCGTCATCCTTGCGAAAAAGCATGCAGTTTCCGCACCTTGGTTCCTTTTTCATTGTCGTCCTCTATCTAGTGTGCAAAATTCATATTGATCACCCACAATAAAGTAGTATAATCCTATTAACAAAGGAGTTTTTCCATGAAATTGAAGCTTGTTGGGTGTGCGGGTCAGCAGAGGGTCGGCAAGGACATGACCTCAGACCACATTGCCCGTCAGCTTGGTTGGGGTCGTGGAGCCTTTGCCACGAATGTGAAGAGGATATTTTGCGACGCTTTCGGCGTGGACATGGACTTCATAGAAGAATGGAAGGTGGTTCCGACCCCTCCCCCGGGATTCAAGATTCCCGTCCGACAAGCCCTTCAGTTTATAGGCGACGGGTTCAGGGGCATCAAGGATTCCATATGGATAGATTCACTGCTTGATCGAAACCCGGGACCGATGGCGATTTCGGACATCCGCTACCGGAACGAGCTTCTTGCGGTGAAGAGGCACGGCGGTGTCAACATCCTCATCCATCGTCCCGGCTATTTGAACGATGATCCCAACGAGTCGGAGGCCCAGATAAGGCAGTTCGTGGAATATTTTCTCCTCCACGGTCGGGAGGGCAGGAGCGAACTGCAGGGTGACTATGGCCTCGTAGACTTCTTCATCGTGAATGACGGGAATCTTGATCGTCTTTATTCGAAGATCGACCGTCTTGTTCTGCCCCACATTGTTCCAAAAGAGACGGCCACGTCCTTCTGACCATGAAGTTTTTTGGCTTGGATTTTCCGATCCACTGCTTGAATCCCAGATTGCCTTCGCTGGTCTGCATTGCTTGTTTCTGCTGGATGCTCATTGCCTTGGGGGCTTGGGATCCCATCGGCCCGGTTCTGTCTGCCGGTACGATCATGGGCTTGTTGTATGTCGTGTTCGGAAGCTGCTGTGGCCTTGCGAACGCGTTTGTGTTCTTTATATCCGCGAGCGTCACCTCCGAGCTTCTGTTTGTTTTGTGGTCGTACAGGCCGAATTCGATCTGTTCGTACGGCTCCTCTATCCCCTCTTGGTCGAGTATATCCTCTAGCCCGCTTGCCAGTTGCTTTTTTTTGTTCGCGTCGTATCCGAACAGTTCTATGTTGTTTGACCGGATCGCGATCCAGCCCTCGTTCTTCATCACGTAGAGCCTGGCATCGCCTCCGCCGCCGAGCATCTTGTATGTTTCGGCATTTATCCCGAGTTTTCCTATGACTTCGGGAGCGACTTGGACGGAGGATACGCCTTTCTCCACAAGTTCATGATGTATGGAACTCAGTAGTTCCGATGCTGTGGAGGAGGGGTTTTCGCTGTATCTGTCGAATTCCTCTGTCTCCATGCCCAGTTCCTCGGCGTAGTCAAACAAGCTGTCGAGGTGCTCTGATGCCACGTGATTGAGCGCGACCATCTCGTGGTTCTGATCTCCCACATCGCCGTCGGCGAAGTCTACTTGGCCGTTCTGTATCCAGTATTCCCCTCTGATCTTCATCACATTCCCTCGGGAGTAGGTGCGGGCTGGAAATCCTGCGACAGCAGCTTATCCAAGTCTTCTATTCTGACTGTGATCTCTTTTTGATCAGTCTCGCCTCCGTCGATCTGCTTGAATTCTCCCTTATCATCCTTGTATTTCTTGTCCATGTTGGTTGGCTTTACCACCGCGTGCGTTATCTTCCCGTGCTTGTTTCTGTTGAATCGGACGAGCTCGTACGAGCCAAGGTTTGTCGTGAGTCCCATCGGGAAGAAGCTCGCCACCTGGGGTTCGTTCTCTAAATCCTCGGGATTTATGCCGAGGACGTCCTTCAAGGACGCTATGAAGGGCTGCTCTTGCTCCTCTAGGAATGTTTTGAACGATTTTTCTCCCATATTAAAGATATATAGCTGATAAGGAGAATTTATGGAAAGTCCTGCATTTTCGAAGTTTAGGGATCTCATGGATCGCTGGGATGCGTCCTTTAGGTTGTTCGAGGAGAACGACCTGTGCTTGTTTTTCAAGAAGGACGGCGTCCTGTACGGAGCCACCGAGGACGGCCGCATCAACTTTGCCAGGATAAAGAATCCAGAGTCCAAGGAGGACGAGGCATGGAGCAAGGACGCCAACTTCTCCGCCTACGACCTTGAGAAGACTTCGGACGGCAACAAATCCATGTCCCTCTTCAGCGCCTCCGACGTGGACAAGCTTAAGATGCTCAGCCAGGAGCAGGCAGAAAAGGAGCTTGAAAAGAAGGGCAAGAAGATGCCCGCCATATCCGACGACGAGGGTGGGCGAACGCTCGGTGAAAAATGAATAAGTTCAAAACCATAGAGAGCTGGGCCAGCAGCTTGGGGTACGTCGTCGAGTTGGACTCCAACGGTTATGTTTGGCACAAGGATTCTTACACCGGGCGTGGTCGGACAACCCAGGATGTCGTCGAGCAGATTCTTTCCAATATAAAATCTAGCTACGAGGGGGGCGAATGACTCTGCCGTTTTCCGATGGGTCTTCCAAGTACTGCTGCTTCTGTTGCGGCGTTCGGTTTTCCGACTACAATGAGTTCACCTCGCACATCATAGACAACCACGAGGAGGGCCGTGATTACGTTAGTTGCCCCCTTGATCACTGCAAGGCTCCGGTGAGGGATGTGGCGCTTCATCTTAAAGTCAAGCACCCCGGCTTCAATGTAAAGAACTTCAAGGGGCAGGCGAGAGCCATAGTCTGGCACGACTTCTCGGCCAAGGGCAAGAAGAAGACCAAGAAGCCAAGATTCAAGCAGGGGAAGTACGAGTCCACCAAGACGGGCAAGATACTAGGATACAGGTCGGGGCTCGAGGAAAAGCTCTACAAGATATTGGACTCTCACGACGACGTCGTTTCGTTCTTCGCCGAGCCTTTCCACATAGACTACATACACAAGGGCCAGGCTCATAAGTATACGCCCGACATTCTCGTCAACTTTATGGACGGATCGAAGCAGGTATGGGAGGTCAAGCCCTCCGATCAGACCGACTTGGAGATGAACAAGAACAAGTGGAGGGCTGCCGAGGAGGCGTGCAAGATCAGGGGCTGGAGCTTCCAGGTCTACACGGAGCAGAGGATAAGCAAGCTGGGACAGGAGGTCCGCCGTCAGAAGATAGACGAATAGTTCACTTCTTTGTTCTTGCGTGGCTCTTCCACGACAGTCTAGATTTACAAGAATTGCATTTTTTGAACTTTTATGTTATGTTTTTCAGTCATGATGCAAATAGTTCAAAAAGGCTGGGGTTGTGAAAAGATAATCCATAATTCCGATGGGTATTGTGGAAAAATTCTTTGCTTCAACAAGGGGAAGAAATGTAGTTATCACTTCCATCGCTTGAAGACTGAAACGTTTCTTTGTCACAAGGGAAAAATTAGGTTGAGGCATGGAAGCTCGGACGATCTGGAGGATTCTGAGGAAATTGTGCTTTTTGAGGGAGATACCTTTCATGTTCCTGTCGGACTCCGTCATCAGATGGAGGCCATGGAGGATTCGGAACTTTTCGAATTTTCAACCACCGATTTTCCCGACGACTCGATAAGAATAGTTCGCGGCGACTGACGGGATTCTAGTAAAAGTTCAGTTGACAAATATTCATGTTTTGAACTAGAATATCAAAGATGAAAACAGATCTCTATGTGTTTCAGTGGATTTCGGATCTCGGCGGGGCTGACACGCGGCTCAAAGAACTGCTGATCCTGCTGAAGGACGATTTTAAAATCACTTGCATTCCAAACGACGAGTTCAGGCTCAAGGAGAAGCAATGTACTGACTTCCTTGACCTGCACGGCATCAAGTACTGCATGCCTTCCGACCTTCCCAAGGACATGGAGGGCTTCGCATATTCGAACTGCAACTTCCGAATGTTTCAGGAGAGGGACAGAATAGATTTCATAAGCAACTCCAAGCTTAAGCTGTTGTGGTCTAACGATATGATGTGGACTACGAACGAGGAGTTGGAGGCGATCTCCAAGGGCAAGGTTGACTGCGTTCTTTTCACGTCGCCGTTCCACAGGGAGGCGCTGAGCAAGAGCATATTCAAGGCCAACCCGAAGCAGAAGGCCGCCATACTGGAGAACCACTTCGATAGTTCCACGTGGAACTACACGGAACGCCCTAGGCGAAGCTCCGTGGTCTGCGGCAAGGTGAGCCGCGACGACTTCATGAAGTTCTCCGAGGACTTTCCCGTGTTCTACGAGTCGGCAACGATGGGTCTGCCCACGTCTTTCCGCGTCATGGGCTGGAACAAGGAACTCGCCAAGAAGTATTCCTGGTTCGACTTTTCCTCGAGGTGGGAGATGCTCCGCACCAATCAGTTCAAGACCCAAGAGTATTTCGATTCAATAGACATATTCCTTTACAACTGCAACTTCAAGTTCATAGAGAACCAGAGCAGGGCGGTGATCGAGTCGCAGCTGACGGGGTGCCCCATAGTGGCTCCCAACAAATGGAACTTCCCCAATATGGTTTGGAACCAGAGGACGGGCATCCTCTGGGACGACATGGACGATCTCAGGGCCGGCCTTTCGGATCTTATGAACTACGAGTTCAGAACCAAGATGGGGCGGATGGCCAACGAATGCACTAGGGACATATGGTGCGATACCGAGACGGCCAAGAGGAAGTGGATGTCTGTTCTTAATTACGTGGAGGGCGGAAAATGAAGACGCTTATTTGGTCTGTTGCGTGGGGCGAATACAGGTACATGATGCAGAGCCTCATGAGCTCCATGCAGAACGCGGGCGTTGGGCACGACATGCTCACGTTCTCCGACGAGCCCCTCGCGGGCGTCGTGTCGTGCGAGATCGACAAGAACATTGAGCTTGATTTCAAGCAGTACTGGAAATTCCACTACCTCAACAAGATTAAAGATCTTGACTACGATCTCTTTGTCTTCATAGACAGCGACCACTACTTCGTCAGGAAGCCGCCGAAGGACTTTTCCGAGATCGTCGGTTCTGATCCGTGGCATTCCTTTCTTGAGTCGCCGATAAACGCACCGGAGACCAAGCGGGGGGACTGGTGGGGAGTCCAGAACAAGGAGATGTTGGACATCTACCGCGAGTTCGGCGTAACTCAAAAGACGGTCTATAGCACGAACGGTGGGTTCTGGATGTGCAAGAGGGATTTCATCACTCAGGTCTCAAACGCGGCATTCCTCTTCAGGGACTTCCAGAAGGGCAAGGGAAAAGACCTTCCGGAGGAGGTGGCGATCGCGGTGCTCTCCCACATGTTCAGCAAGAACTACGCGGATAGATTCCATAGCAAGTATCTGGACGTTTGGGCCAGCGAGTGGACGGGCGTCCTGAAGGACGTGGTTCCCAATGGGTCTTTCTGGGAGTTCCAAGAATATATGACCCACGAGAGGATCAGCGTCAATCCCGCCATCGTCCATGCGATGAGGAGCAAGGACGCCCTTGTGGCGGTTGGAAAGAAGATTTTCGAAGAAACGAAGGGGGAGCGTTCGTTCGTTCCTTGGGGAAAGCCAAGCAATGAAGGTTGAACTTCTTAGTCATTTCGGCGACGACCTCATGGTGGTCAACGCCGCCAGGGTCAGCTACGGCAAGACCAAGGAACTTCTAGACGACAAGGATTATAGGCTGATAAAGTTCCTTGTGGAGCACCGGCACACGTCGCCGTTCAGGCACCCACAGCTTCAATTCAGGATACAGTGCCCAATATTTGTGGAGAGGCAGTTGTTCAAGCACCAGGTGGGGCTCACAGCGAACTCGATCAGCGGAAGATACGTTGATTTTTCTGATGAATATTGGCTACCCGAACAACTGAGGCTTCAGTCCAAGGACAGCAAGCAGGGCAGCGCGGAAGACCTCAACCCGGAGGACAACTCTCACTTTAAGACGAGAATCTCCGTGGCAATCTCGCAGTGCAAGGAACTTTATGATGACATGGTGATCGCCGGCATAGCCAAGGAGCAGTGCCGCATGGTTCTGCCCTTGTGTTTGGAGACGCAGTTCATCTGGACGGGTTCTCTGGCGGCGTTCCTCAATCTCTGGAAGCTCAGGCTCAAGCCGGACACGCAGAAGGAGACGAGGGATGTTGCCCATATGATGCTCTCCTTGGTAAAGGACATAGAGGGAAGTCCTTTTAAGTTGACGATGGAGGCCTTCGGATTTTAATGAGAATCTTCTTCGCCTCTCTTCTTCTTTTCTCCGCTGCTGCCGCGGCGGATTTGGATCCGGTCGACACCCTAGGCCGCTCATCTTTGATTCTCAAAAAGGAATTGAGCATTCCCGCGAACCGCGATTGTGTCGACCTTCCCGAGTTCGCACAAATTCAGTCATCCAAAAGAAATTTTATCGGCTACGGAATCTACCTGGAGGATTCCTTTGTCTGCAAGTTCATTTGCAGGATACACATGAGAGAAAAGATCGATTCTCCAAGGTCTATCCCCGCAGGAACAAGGATAGAGCTTTCCGGCGAATACCAAGGCGTTCCCATGCCTCATCCCATAACGGTGGCCCACTGCATTGCCGTCACCCACCCTCCGCAGCTGGAGTATGTCGCCTTTGGGTCCTATGTCGAACAGAGGAGGAGTCTGATGGGCGAGAGGGAGCGTTTGGTCGCCCTTTTGCAGAGGGCTTCAGCGCTCTCCGTCGGTGATTTTAGGAGAGTTGTGGCGGGGTTCGCCTCGATAGAGGACCCGGAGGTCGTCATCATAAAATGAACGAACTCCTGGAGCGGCAGTTCGACTATAGGCCGAGGGTCGCCGTTTTCGGCGACGCAATACTTGACGAATACTATGAGGTCTCGGCCAACAGGGTCAGCCCGGAGTTTCCAATACCGGTTCTCCGAGCAGACAAGGACGAGCCGTGCGTCGTCCTTGGGGGAGCCGCAAATGTTTGCCGTCAGTTTTCCAACTTCAACTTTGACGTCAGCCTTTTTGCCCTCACAAATGATAAAATAAAGAACTTGGCGGGCGACATAGACATGGGCTGTTGCATACCCTCCAGCGGCGTCCCCATAAAGAAGAGGTTCTACAGCGGCGAAGGCTTCCCCCTGTGTCGCCTGGACATAGAGGGCGATGACTACAACCTCGACGCCGAATCCTTGAAAAGCCTCCAAGGGAGGCTTCTGGACAACCTTTTTTCCTCCGACCCTTTCAGCGTCATTGTTTTCTCCGACTACAACAAAGGATTGTTCAAGGGACTTGGGGAATTCATCAGCAAACTAGATGAAAGCACCATAACGATAGTCGATCCCAAGAAGCTTCCCGTGGAGCGGTGGAGGGGTTGCACAATCATAAAGCCCAACGCCCAAGAGGCTAGGGATATGAGCGGGCATTCCGACTGGAGGCTTCAGTGCGAGTACTTCATGCGAGAGACCGGCTGCCAGGCAGTGGTGATCACCCAGGCGGGCGACGGCGTGGTCGGCAATGTTGAGGGTGGATGGTTCGAGTACCGCCCCCCCTCCAAGAAGACTCCCAGGTCGGTGGTCGGCGCCGGGGACGCGTTTATAGCATTCCTCGCCATGTGCATGGCTCATTCCATAGACATACGTAGGGCTGTGGAGATATCCTTCGAGGCTTGCTCCCTGTATGTGGACCAGCTTTACAACTACCCCGTGCACCCGTCCCAGATATCCTCCTCTAAGATTGTCGACCCTCGCATTTTGTCGAGGAGGGACTTTTCCCTTTCGTTTGCGAACGGATGCTTTGATATTCTTCATCCCGGCCATGTCGCCATGCTTGAGTTTGCCAAATCTAAGGCGGAAAGGCTTGTTGTCGCCCTCAACTCCGACAGGAGTATCTCCAAACAGAACAAGAGCCACGGCATGGTCAACGACCTTCCTTTCAGGAAATCCATGGTCGCTGCCCTTGGGTGCGTTGATTTCGTCGTTGATTTCGACGAGGACACGCCTTGTGAGTTGATCAAGAAGATCATGCCCGATGTCTTGGTTAAGGGATCCGATTGGATCGCCCCTGTAGGCTCAAATCTTGTTGGAGAGGTGTGTTCTTTTGGCCTTGTGGGCGGTCATTCCACCACTTCTCTCGTAGAAAAAATACGTCGTGGACTCTAGATACATCCATGAAGTTTCAAGATTGGATCGCCATAAGAGAGCAGCAGATTCCCGCGCCGGGACAGATTGGCCAAAAGCCTATGGTTCCCGCAGGCATGAAGGACAACAAGAGCAAGATAAACACTCGAGTTAAGCAGGTGATTGCCGGGAATTTAACCAAGCCGGCCGCCATGAGGAAGAAGGCTCTTGAGAACCTCGGAAAGCAGGTCGCTCTCGACCCCAACTCCAAGCCCGAGGACTTGGAGTCAATAGCCGATCTGATCAGTCCGGTCAAAAATCCAATGGCAAAATGATCACCTTCAAGGATTGGCTCATCCAGGAAAGGGGCACCAAGTTTACTGCGACCGGGCTTAACTCGGGGGGAATGGCGCAGCACGCTAGCAGGTTCAGGCATGTCAAGACTCACTCTCCCAACATAAAGACTAAAATTAAGCCATTTCTTCACTCTACTTAAATCAATGAATAATGATTTGAGTATAGCGATACAATGCGAATGCAGTTCTTGTTGCGACTGGATGGCATTTGCATCATGGTACTCAATCAAGAAGACAATTCCCGAATGCGTTGTTTCCATAGAAACAAGCCTTAAAATACCGATATTCAAGTGGGCGAACAAGTTTGGCGTCAGAATATTGAAAAGTTCGAGCGCCGATTTTAAGATTCCCGCGACCGTCATGGCCGTACGAGATTTTTCGGGCGATTTCAAGATTTCTTCGTCCAAATCCAACGACCAGACTTCGTTTGTGGATTACAAGGACGGATGCGGCAATTTTGTTGTCGATCAGTGGATAAATACATCCAAGGTCCCATTTGACCATGCTTTGAGAAGATTTGGGTCGTACAACAATCTGACCGTAAACGAAATGGCCGTTCTGAATTTCTGGGGAAAATGCCATCTTCTTTATCAGTCTGCGGGGGTTACATGAAAAGGTTCTATTTCAATGACGACGAGGACGGGGAGGACGAGGACGACAACATGGACGAGTCCATGTTCATGGTTCCCGACGCGACAGAACTCATAGCGATGACTCAGTTCGAGAACACCAACCAGCAAATACTCAATTGTTCGATAAAAATTTGCGAGAGTTCTTTTTTCTGGAGATTCTACAAGACCAGCTCTAAATTAAAGATGATCGGAGAGGTCTTCAACGGCCTCATGAAACTAATGGAAGGACTAGACGATGCCCAGATATGAATTTCAGTGCAAGTGCGGAGAGGTCTACGACGTGTGGACCAAGATGGCCGAAAAGGACAAGGAAGTGAAGGCGGCGAAGTGCCCCAAGTGCAATTCCAAGGTGAAGGAGGAGATCATGGGAGCCCCTTCGGTCAAGTTTTCCAACCCGGTCGGCACGGACAGGTGGAACAGCGAGAGCAAAGGCCATGACTACCGCTACAAATACAATATGGACAAGAAGGGGGGCACAAGGGATCAAAGGAAGGCCGCCGAAAAGGCCTCGAGCGTAGGCAACGAACCGTACAGAAAGATAGATGATGTATCGGGCGGAAAGCATTTCGGAGAAGTCAAGTAGTCTGGCATTGATTTTTAATCAATTTGAAACTAGAATAATAACGGCCGGCGCAGTCTAAATGAAAGGAAATAAGATGCGAGACGTGCTTCAAAGAATCTCTTCTAAGTTCGACAAGGACAAGTTCAAGAAACTCAACGAGGAGATGTCCTTTTCCGAGTACCTTGATCTTGTATATGAGAACCCAAGGCTTGCCCGGACCGCATATCAATATCTTTACGATATGATCATGGCCGAGGGCGCCGACAAGGTCGAGAGGTACAGGAAGACCTACGTACGCTACAAGTTCTTCGAGGGCTCCGACACGCCCATATTCGGACTGAACGAGACCCTTCACCAGCTTGTGCAGTTCTTCAAGGGCGCAGCCGGAGGCTACGGACCCGAGCGTCGCGTACTCCTTCTCCACGGGCCGGTCGGAAGCTCCAAGTCTACGATACTTCGCTGCATAAAGAAGGGCCTTGAGAAGTACTCGCTCACCGAAAAGGGCGCCTGGTACACCTTCAAGTGGGTAAACCTTCCCACCGGCAAGGACGACGGCATTTATACGCAGGCGGAGGACGAGTCTCCCATGCGTGAGGATCCGCTCAAGCTCCTCCCGCCGAACATCAGGAAGGATGTCGTCGGAGAACTGAACGAAATCCTGCTCAATCAAACGTCTGAGCAGGAAAGAACCTCCCTCTACAAGTTGAGCGTAGAAGGAGAACTAGACCCAAGGTCGAAGAAGTTTATGCAGGAGCTTCTCCTCAGGAACGAAGGCGACTTGGGAAAGGTCATAGAGAACCACATCCGCGTGATTCGAAAGACCCACAGCGAGGCCGACCGTTGCGGCATAGCGACGTTCCAGCCCAAGGACGAGAAGAACCAAGACAGCACAGAGCTCACCGGCGACATTAACTGGGGCAAGCTTCCCCACTTCGGAACCGACAGCGACCCTCGAGCCTTCAACTTTGACGGTGAGTTCTGCGTGGGGAACCGAGGCATCGTCGAGTTCATAGAGGTTCTCAAGCTCGCCAAGGAGTTCTTGTATGACCTTCTCGGCGCGTCCCAGGAAAAGCAGATAAAGCCAAAGAAGTTCCCGCAGGTCGGCGTGGACACCGTGCTCATCGGGCATACGAACTCCCCCGAGTTCCTCAGGCTCAAGAGCGATCAGACGATGGAGGCCTTGAGGGACAGAACCGTGAAGATCGACGTGCCCTACCTTTTGAGGTGGAGCGAGGAGCTTAAGATACTTGAGCATCAGTACAACAAGGATCGAATAAGGCAGCACATAGCCCCCCACACGCTCGAGATCGCGGCCCTGTGGTCGGTTCTCACGAGGCTCCATGAGGACAAGGACGGGAAGATAGGCCTTGTGGAGAAGGCCAAGCTGTATGACGGCAGGTCGCTTCCTGGCTGGACCGAGGACTCCGTCAAGGAACTCCGCGACAAGTACCCGGACGAAGGCATGACGGGCATAAGCTGCAGATACACTCAGGACAAGATCAGCAATTGCCTCAGCTCGCACTATGACTACATCAATTTCTTCATGGTCCTCAACGAGCTCAAGTCGGGAGTGGACCATCAGTCCCTCTTCGACAACCAAGAGGACAAATCTAAGTTTGTCGCATGTGTCGACCTAGCGAGGAAGGAATTGGACGAGATATTGAAGACCGAGGTTCAGAAGGCACTTGTCGGCGACGAGCATGCCGTCGAGAGGCTCTGCGGAAACTACATAGACAACGTCATGGCCTACATCAACGGGACAAAGATAAGGAACCCGTTCACCGAGCAGGATCAGGAGCCGGACGAGAGGCTTATGCGATCGATCGAGGAGAAGATCGACATCCCCGAGGTCGGCGCGGACGACTTCAGGAGGATGCTCGCCGGGTTCATAGGCCACCTCGCCCACAATGGCAAGCAGTTCAAGTGGGACAGCAACCCGCAGCTGAAGAAGGCTCTCGAGTCCAAGCTCTTCGAGGACACCAAGGATCACATCAAGCTTTCCGCCCTGAACATCAAGGGGGCGACGGTCGTGGACAAGGAGATACAGGAGAAGATCGACGCCGTGAAGCAGAGGTTGATATCCCAGTATGGATACAACGAACAGAGCGCCACGGACGTTCTCCAGTATGTGGCAAGCATTTTCGCGAGGGGCGACGCCTCCGAGGAGTAGCAAGGAGACAAAATGCCTAGAAGAATAGATTCCGACCACAAGGACTTCCATGACGTCTATGGCGGCATAAGACGCAAGGAACTCAGGAAGTACATCAAGAACGGAACGATTTTCCGCAACCGTGGCAAGAACGGCAAGATCGTCGTCACCATTCCCAAGATCGACATTCCCCACATAGTATACGGGGAGAGCGACGAGGGGATCGGCAGGGGTAAGGGCGAGCAGGGCGACGTCATAGGCAAGGACGACCAGAAGGGGCAGGGGAAGGGCAACAAGGCCGGCCAGGACGCTGGCGACGGCATAGACATCGCCGTGGACCTGGATGAGGTTCTGAACTTCATGCAGGACGAGCTCGAACTGCCCGACATGAAGCCCAAGCCGAGCGACACCTACGACTATATAATCAAGAAGTACAACAACATCTCGCTCGTCGGCCCCGAAAGCCTCAGGCACAACGCCAGGACCCTAAAGCAGGCCCTCAAGAGGCAATGCGCCGACGGATCAATAAACAAACTCCACCAGATACCCGGTTTCGCCAACCCCGTTCGCCTGATAACGCCCATAAACAGCGACAAGCGGTACAGGCAGTTCACCGAGATCAAGATACCCTCCAACAACGCGGTGATATTCTTCGCCCGTGACGGCTCTGCGAGCATGGATCAGACCAAGTGCGACATCGTTAGCGACATGAGCTGGTGGATAGACGCTTGGATAAGGAAGTTCTACGACAAGGTGGAGCGCGTCTACGTTTGGCACGACACCGTGGCCAAGGAGGTGGACGAGAAGAAGTTCTACAAGTACAGGTACGGCGGGGGCACGACTTGCTCCACCGCCCTCAAGCTCATCTCCAAGATGTTCGAGAACAGGTTCAATCCCATCAAGTGGAACATATACCTCTTCTACTTCACCGACGGGGAGAACTGGGACGGCGACAACCTCAACTTCGTGAAGGTGCTTGAGGAAGAACTGGGCCCGAAGGTCGTGAATATGGTAGGCATAACTCAGATACTTCCATGGCAGTACGACGGCAGCCTGAAGCAGTATGTGGACGGCCACTGCAAGTCCAAGAATGTAAAGACGACTCAGGTCGCTGGACAGATGTCGGACGAGGAGAGGGACAAGCAGATCAAGAACGCAATAACGGAACTTCTCGGCAAGGAAAAGAAGGTCGAGAACTACTGGTCGGCTCTAGGGTAGAAATATGAACCAGAACAAATTCATGCTCGGATCGCCAGTGCTCATGGGGAACAACACGATCCCCGGGGTGTCCGTGCCAGAAGACCTCAAGAGACTCCTTCCCGATATATTTAGAAAGGTGAGTGAGTTCGGCTGTGATTTCCCTCCGACCGTTGTTGAAATGCTTACCTACGACGAGATAAGCGAGATAGCGGCCTATGGAGGTTTCCCCGTCAGGTACCCGCACTGGAAGTGGGGGATGGAATATGAGGAACTCCAGCGTGGATACATGCACGGGATGCACAGAATATATGAAATGGTCGTGAACACGAATCCATGTTACCTTTATTGTTTAGACTCCAACACGCTCCTCGACAACGTGACCGTTGTCGCCCACGCGCTCGGCCACGCGGACTTCTTCAAGAACAACATCTATTTCTCGCAGACTAGCCAGAACATGATGAATGAGCTGGCGAACCACGGCACGAGGATCAAGAAGTACATGAGCCGGTGGGGCAAGGAGAGGGTCACCGAATTCATAGACCATGTGCTAAGGATCGAGACGCTCATAGACCCCTCCAAGGCCTGGGAGCCCAAGAAGTACAAGGACAACATACCAAAGGACAATCGCAAGTACCGCCATCCCGGCCGCCTCAAGGTGGAGGACGGTCATGACTACATGGAGGGGTACATAAACACCGCCGAGTGGATCAAGAGGCAGAACGAGCAGATAGAGAAGATTGAGGCGGCTGAGTATCTGGATCTTTTCGTAGGCTCGACCAAGGACATCATGGGCTTCATCAGGGACAACGCCCCCCTCAAGCCTTGGGAGAGCGACATCGTTTCTATGCTCTACGAGGAGAGCATGTACTTCGCCCCCCAGAGGATGACGAAGACAATAAATGAGGGAATGGCCAGCTGGGTCGACTACCACATTATATCAAAACAAGGCCTTGCCGGACTCGGACAACAGCACGACAGTTCCGGGATCATAGAGTACGCGAAGCACAAGATGGGGGTGCTCGGGGGCAAGTATTCAATGAACCCCTACAAGCTCGGATTCAATCTTCTCTGCGACATAGAGGAGCGATGGGACAAGGGCAAATTCGGTTCGGAGTGGGATGAGTGTCATGACATAAAAGAAAGGGAGGCCTGGGACAAGAATCTCGGCCTTGGCCACGACAAGGTGTTCGAGGTCAGGAAGTTCTACAACGACCTCACTTTGATCATGGAGTTCTTCACCCCCGAGTTCTGCGACAAGTACGAGTTCTTCGAGTGGAAGAAGTATCCAAACGGCGAGTACAAGATAGAGAGCAAGGATCATGCAAAAATCAAGGCCAAGCTCGTCGGAAGGCACATGAACGGGGGCCTCCCCGAGATAAGGTTGGTTGACCACAACCACAGGAACAAGGGAATAATGTTCCTTCAGCATGCGTGGCACGGCCGCCCTCTCCACGACGCATATGTGAGGCCCGTCTTGGAATCAATCAGGCATCTCTGGAAGAAAGACGTCTACCTTTCCACAAGGGACAAGGACGGGAAGGAGTTCGTCTACACCTGCAAGACCGACGAACTCATTGTTGAAGTGATGCCGAGGGACGAGTTCGACCATGGCTGATTTTTGATTTTTGGCACTAGATATTGGCATGAAGAACCTTGCCACGTATCTCTTGATTTGCTCCTTGATATTCAATCTTTTTCTCCTGCTGAGGCCCGACGACATTCAAAAGCCCGTCAGGGTCGTCAGGGTGAAGACGCAGGATGTCGACCCCTCAGGCGGGGTTTCTGAGGACACCACCTCTTTCGTCCTCGATTTTGCCTCCAAAATCAGTGAGTGCGACACATTTCTGTGGTCGGTTTCCGAGAACAGCAAGCAGGTTAAATATACAATTTGGTTCGAAAAATAGGCTTTTTTCCGCACTTTTTCCGCATTTTTCTTTTGTTTCCGGCAGGTCTAAATATGTATGCCTAGGCCTTCCCGGGAGCTTTATGAACTCGATCGTCAAAAGAAACGTCTCTGTCGAGCAGTTGATAAGCGAGATACACAATCACCACATCAACCATCTCACTAGGGAGATATATCTTCACGGCCACGTGGATGCCGACGAGGAGCCTGGGGTGGACTACAGGATGGCCACCTCCTTCATAAAAAATCTCCACATACTCGGGCTCCAGAACAGCCAGAACATCCTCGTCCACATGCACACCATCGGTGGTTCTTGGTCGGACGGCATGGCGATGTTCAACGCGATGAGGCTCGGCAAGGCCCCGGTCACGATAATGGGCTACGCCCAGGCAAGCAGCATGAGCGGCATAGTATTCCAAGCCGCCGACAGGCGCGTTCTCATGCCCGACTGCGAGCTAATGATTCATCATGGATCTATAGCGGTGGACGACACCACGATGGCGGTCAAGTCCGCCGTCGACCAGAATGAAAAGTCCTGCCGCCGCATGCTTCAGATATTCGCCGAGAAGGCAATCCTTGGAAAGTACTTTAAGGAGCGCAAGTTCAGCCTGAAGAGGGCCATGACCTTCATAGACCAGAGGATCCGGCAGGCGGGAGACTGGTACTTGATGCCGGATGAGGCTGTGTATTATGGTTTCGCCGACGGAATATTTGGCGAGAAGGGGTTTGAAACATTGTCAAAAATCAGAGTGGGCAGGAAGATCAAGTGAACAAGGATTTTTCATGTCTCCTATGGCAAAGTCATTATGTATCTGATATCATTGCATATTGCGTCTTTTGGGCGCTCTAATTAAAGAAAGGCAAACAATGAACGAATCTGAACTGCTTTTGTCGGACGAATTCGTCTCCTTTTCAAAGGTGATCGCCGCCGTCCATGAGGAGAAGAAGGTCTTGGAGGAGGATTTCAAGAAACATTTCGAGGACTACAAGAACAAGAAGAAGGAGATCGAGGCCTTGGTCGCCGACGCCAGCTCCAAGTGGGAGGAATGGAAGAAATCCCAGCTTTCCACCAAGAAGGAAAAATAAAATCTAAGATGACCTTTGAGCAATTTCTCTCCAAGGTGGACTCCGAATACCGCCGTAACCTCCCGCACCTCCGGTACGGCCAGACCGTCATGAACGTCCTGAGGGAGGCGTGGCCGGATAGGTGCGAGCAGCTGACGGGGACGGACGACGATTGTTTCTACCTCGACGCGTTGGCCAAAGGCACCCTTGAAAAACTAGAGTCTGATTGGCCGTGAGTTAATATTGTAAAACATGATGGAATCTAGTATCATCTTGCAATGAAAGCTATTGATTTCTATTCTGGAATTGGAGGCTGGTCTCTTGGCCTCAAGATGGCGGGGATCAATGTCGTCTCCTCGTACGAGTGGTGGAGCAAGGCCAACCTCACCAACTTCAATAACAATCGGCACAAGGCTGAGAGCCTGAATATAAGAACTTTCGACCCGGCCACTGCCCCGAAGGTGGATGTGGTTGTCGGAAGTCCCCCGTGCACGCATTTTTCCCTTGCGAACCGTGGAGGCAAGGGAGACATAAGTGAGGGGCTGAAGGATGTCGAAAAATTCCTTGAGATCGTTGCCGCCGTAAAGCCCCGCTTTTGGGCCATGGAAAATGTGCCCCGTCTCGCGAGCATAGTGTGTCGCGAGCTTAACCAAGGTGGCTCCCTGCACCGCTTCTGCCCGCTTGACCCAACCCTCGTTGTCGTCGACGCTAGCGAATGGGGCGTCCCGCAACGTCGCCAGCGGTGCATCATGGGCAATTTTGACTTCGACAGGCTCATGTCCTTCAGGGACGAGACCCCATCTCGCACTCTAGGAAGCGTTTTAAAGGCTTTGTCTTCAGACGCCGTGGTTGACCCGATCTACGGCACAAAACGCCTTAGGGCCGATCTGGTGGATCATGAGGAGGAGGCTCCCTTTTCCCCCGAGGAGCGACGCCTCAACAAGGATTTGAAGACCTATCATCCGGTCTACAACAACATGTCCTTCCCGGATTCTTTGGAAAAACCCGCCAGGACGGTGACGGCAACCTCCACGAGGGTTTCTAGGGAGAGCATAGTGGTCGAAACCCCTGGGGGGTTCCGCAGGCCGACGCTGAGGGAAAGCGCCTGCCTTCAGTCCTTTCCGATAAATTATCAGTTTTTCGGGGACAGCCACGCCCAGAAGTTAAAGATGATCGGCAACGCCGTTCCTCCCCTTCTGACTTTTTACATAGCCCACGCGATGCTTGGGACGGAGTCCTCCGACCTTCCCAAGCCTTCCGAGGCGATATCGAACTTCGCTCCGCCCACCGCAGTTCCGATCCAAACAAAGCCCGAAAAGGTAGGGTGCCGCTACGCCCCCGACAGAAAATTCAGGTCTGCTATCCCGAACCTCAGGTTCAAGAGCGGAATGAGGTTCGAACTTGGAAACTCGTTCGAAGGAGGAGTCCCGAAGTGGAGGATCAAGTTCTTCTTTGGAAGCTCCAAAAAAATTCAGGAGATACCGCTCGGCACCGATCTGCTTGATGAGATTCGTCTGGTTCGTGGAGGGAAGTCTTGCGTGGCGAAGGCCATGAAGGCCATCGTGGAGTCGGGAGACATAGTTAATTCCTTGAATGCGACCAATCTTCAGGATGCTTGGATTCACAAGTCCGATGACTGCATTCATCCTCATGATCTAGTGGATGCTATCGGCAGGGCGGTGGCCTTGTTCATGGATGGGGATTCTAGTAAGATATCTTCTTCCGTAGTCTCGGGAATCATGTGTTCACGCCACAATCCGCCTGGATTTCAAAAGGTCGAGCGATACGCGCCCGCAGTCTTCGCCGGGTTTTTGTTGGGGTCTCTGATTAACGAGATGACATAAGGAGTTTTGTATGTTCCCGTTCAGAGAGTTGGAGTTGTATGACGATTTTGTTTTCAAGGGAAGCACATGCGAGAAAATAGGAAAGTCTAAGTACATTTTGTATGACGACGACTTAGAGCCCATGGAACTTCTGACGATGGGGGACGTCAACTCCATGGTCGAACCCCTCTCGGACGGCGACGAACACTTCGGCAGTCTGGTCGCAGAGATAACTCGCAGGGCCAACGAGGAGGGAATCTCCGAGGACGAGCTTGAGGACTGGATCAAAGAAAACTACCCGGAACTGTGAGAGAATAAAATGGAAAGAAGAACTTTCATCAAGTCGATTTCTTTGCCCATCATCGCGACTGTAATTCCCGCCAGTGAGTATGAAGTCACTGAGTACGAAGACGGTACTGTTGAATGGAGGCTTGATGGCAAACTACACCGCCACGACGGCCCCGCCGTGGAGTCAATCAATGGACGCAGGGAATGGTGGCGAAATGGACTAGAAGGTCGTCAGTGTCAGAATGGTTAGATCGCGCTAGCCAGGAAGGAGAAAAATGCACCGTGAAATCAAGAATTGTCGGATTCGAACATCTTCATCTACACACCGATTTTTCCGTCCTAGATGGATTTGGCACTGTACATGAGTACAGTAAGCGCGCCAAAGAGATAAACCAGAATTTCCTTTGTGTCACCGATCACGGCTCCATGGGCGCCATCCCCCGCCAGATACAGGCGTGCGAGGAGTACGGCAGGGAGCCCATATTCGGTTGCGAGCTCTATGTTCAGCCCATGCAGCCCGAGCTCAAGCCGGGCGAGAAGATGGCTGACCACACGGAGGATATGAGTCCCGAAGAGAGGAAGAAATTGGGCAAGAGCTATCATCTTCTTGCTCTTGCCACGAGCGAGAAGGGATACAGCAATCTCGTCAACCTTTCTTCCGCCGCTTGGACGAGGGGCTTCTATTACAAGCCTAGGGTCAACCACGAGATGCTCTTGAAGCACAAGGAGGGAATTATATTTACCTCTTGTTGCTACAACTCCGAAATCGGGCAGGCGTTTGAGCGCGGGGGCGACGATGCCGGATTCGCCATGGTGGAGAAGTACATCGGCATGTTCGGGAAGGACAACTTCTTCCTTGAAATCATGCTCCTCGACTTCAGCAAGCAGAAGCCTTACAACCAGTTTATTATGAGGGCTCATGACAGGTATGGCCTTCCTGTAATCCTGACTCAAGACTGCCATTACGCCCAGCGAGATGACAGCAAGATGCAGCGCCTCATGCTCATGGTGCAGACCCGAAAGACCCTCAAGGAAATTCAGGAGAAGATGGACAGGGAGGAGACCGCCGACCTCTTTGAACTGCAAGACACGAACCTCTGGATGAAGAGCGAGGAGGAACTCAACGAGAAGTGGGCTTCCGACTACAGCGATGCGATCCCGCTCGAGTTCTTTGAAGAGGCCAAGAGAAATACAGTCAGGGTCGCCGAGAGAGCCAAGGGCGTCAAGCTGGATCGCTCGGTCAAACTCCCCTACATAGAAGATGCAGACCAGAAACTTCTTGAATTCATATCGGCCGGCTACAAGAAGAGGCTCCTTCCGAAGGGCGACCCTGTTTACATGGGTCGGGTGAAAGAGGAGTACGACCTCATCTGCGGCAAGGGGTTCGCGTCCTACTTCATCATCCAGAAGATGATGACGGACGAAGCTAGAAGAGTTTCAAGGCAGTTGCTCGGATACGGGGACGGCTCGGAGGCTGTGGGCCCTGGGCGTGGATCTGCCGTGGGAGCCCTTACCTGTTACTGCCTTGGCATAACCGACGTTGACCCTATTGAACACGACCTTTTGTTCTCCAGATTTCTGAGTCCTGCTCGTGGCGGGAAGCAGATGAAATTGAGGTTCTCCATAGACCCCGTTGTGGCCACGGAAGACCTTGCTAAAGATTGCCCGTTTGACATCCCATTTGAAACGAAGGATTGAAATGATAAAGATAATCAAGCTTGTGACAGGCGAGGATTTGGTTTCCGAGGTCTCCGAGGGCAAGCCCGGCTTCATAATTCTAAAGAAACCGCACAGACTTATCTTTTCTCAGGAGGGGCTTGCGTCAATGCCTCTGTGTCCGTTTTCGAAGACGACAGAGTATGAAATTTCATCCGCCAACATTCTCTTCGAGTGCGAGCCCGAGGATGAAATCAAGGACTCCTACGCCAACCAGGTGGGAGCCATAGTTGTCGCAAGCTCGGGGATAGTTATGCCTTGAATCTTTTTGACTCGCTTTTCATGGCGCTCATCATGTGCCCGTGCTTTTTCATGGCGTCGAGCAGGTGGTTGTGAGCGAACTTTTTCTTGAGTTTCTTTTCGCGAGGATGCTCTGACTCTTCGCCATCGTCTGAATGCATTTCTTCCTCTCCATGGCTAGCTTCTTCTTCTTCGTCGCTGAAATCCTCTTCTTCCTCATCGCCGAATTCCTCTGAATCTTCGCTTTCGTCGCCCTCGTCGCTGGAATCTTCTTCGCCTTCCTCATCGCTGAAATCCTCTTCGCCGTTCTCGTCGTCAAGGTCTTCCTCTTCCTCTTCTTCTTCTCCCTCCATGTCCTCAACGTCAAATCCCATGGGCGAACTGACCGACTCGTACATGTCCTCTTGGTCAGAGACGAACTTTGAATATGAATTGTTCATGGAGCCCACGAGCGAATTGCATCTGTTTGGACCTTCTTCCTCATCGCTGAGGAGCTTGGTCAGTTCCTCGTACGCTTCGGGATGTTCAAATACGGCCTTGAGCAGTTTGTTCAGATATCCCATGCTGACCATTGTCGAGACAAGATTTTCGAGTATGCCTTGGTTCTTGTCGGCTAGCACCGAAAGATAGCGGACTACTTCCGGCGGGTGCGGCTGAAACTTTCCTGTTGTGTACGCAGTGATGAACGGGAGGTTTTCGTCTTCGACTTGTCCGCATCCGCATTCATCGAGCATGTACTTGGTGAACTCCGACAGAGACATCGCCTTTGTCTTGTTTATGAAATTTTCGGTCTTTGTCACCTTGGCTGGATTCTTTGTGTCTGGGTTGTACTCGAGTTCCTCGGAGCCCAGTTTAGCGAGACCGGCTTCGAGTTCCTTCTTGGAGGGCTTCTTCTCGTCGGCGGCACTGTAGGGCTTGCCGTTTTTGGGAGCCTTGACTTTTGGCCCGACATAGTCAGCGACGACTGCGGTGTGTGCCTTCTCGACGACCTTGCCCTTCTCGTTCATGTTTTCCTTCATCACGTCCTTGCCGACCAC